CCGGGCGATATCCGGATGGGTTGCCTGCGCCTTTTCCACGGCGATTTGCGCCATGCGGGACAGCATGGATTTGCCTTGGTTGGCATTGAAGCCTGCGTTTGGGGCGATGAATTTATTATTCACGCGGATGCCGGTGCGCCGGGCATAGCGTGCCTCTCCGGTATAAGGGTTCGCACCTATATCGACAGTGATGGACTCAAGAGTCGGTCTGGGTTGGACACGGCTTTCTCCCATACTGCGAGACAGGGGTTTGACACGGCAGCGACAGCGGTAGTCCAAAGGAGGGTACAAAGTATTCCACACGGGGTCATCGGCTGCATAGACGCGACCATGTAACATACGGTGGGTTTCGCGGGTGCGGCTGTCGTTGATGGCAACGTACTGCCAATAAGGGTGTGTGTCGATGGAATCCATCATTTCGGCGTAGCGACCTGCCATGTAGGCCGACTGCATATTGGTCAGATAGATGGTTTTCAGGCGGTGCGGACTGCCGAGCTGTACGCTTTGGGTTTCGCCTTCGGGATTTTTAACTTCCTGCCTGCCCCACCAGCCTTTACGTTGTAAGACGGGGGCGAGTTCGCGGTCGAACTCTTCCAGCGTCCGGCCTTGTTCGGCGGCATCGACGACGGCGGAATAGATGTCGGAGAGCACATCCATTTTGGCGGTTTTGGCCACCGTAAAGGCAGTGGCGTGCGCGTCGTCCAACATATCCTGCCAGTCCCAAGATACGGCAATGCCTTTTTGCTTGAGATAGGCGACGGCAGCTTCGGGTTTCATGCCGAAGCCGCCATTCGAGGCGGGCGACAGCGGCTTTTCGGCGGCGCACCAGCGAGCCGACCAACGGGTCGCGCATCAGCTCGCGGTAAACGGAAATTTGCCTGCCCATTTTGCGCAAAACGGGGTCGGGATTAGGCAGCCAGCCGTTAAAACCGCTGAAAAACTGGCGGGAAACGGCGAGATGGGCAGATAAATCCTGCGGCTTGAAGGTCATGATGCCTTGACTGGTTTTGAGTTTGAGGTGGGGTTTGGGCATGATATGTACTCTTTAAATACCTTAATAACCTTTGGTTAATGCGCTTTTTCGGCGGATTCGGCGGCTGGCTACGCGTATTGGTCCGGTATTCAGCTCGCGGCTGGCGTAATAGGCAAGGACAAAGGCAATCGCCGCGTCGCCGTGGCGTTTTTTGCCGTCTTGACCTTTAGTACGTACGTCGGGGATGCGCGGCACGCCTCTGACCAGCTCGAAGGCGCGCAGGTCAGTCAGGATGTCTTCGTCTTTGGGGATTGCGTCCAACGTGCCGTCTTCGAGGGCGGCTTTGAATGGCGCGGTATGGGTGCGGTACCAGTTTTCCGAGAGCATGACCGACTCGCATACCTCCGCACCAAATTCGTCGCGCATGGCTTCAGCGATTGACTGGCCGTTGCCGCGTGCATCCAATGCCGCTCCGCGCAGATTGGGTAAGCCGTGCAACAGGTGTGCCATGATTTGCTCTTGTTGGGCAAACGGCATATTGCCCAACTCCAACACGAACGGCGGCTTAAGGCTTAAATTAGTCTGCTGCAATAAAGGGACGATGACGGTACGGTCGCCGCTGCGGGCAAAGTCTTCGCCCACAAAGGAAACCCAGGTTTTATCTAAACCGTCGAGCAGCGGTTGCAGGGTGTCGGCTATCCAGTCCGCTACTTCGGCGGCGCGGCGCGGCTCGGGCAAGAGGCCGAACTCATCGCTTTGGTCGTATCTGATAACCGGCGTATAAGAACTCATACGGCTCTCAATCAAGGCTCGGTTGAGCCATTTGCCGCCGCCGTTTTTAGGGATGCAGTCCAACTCTTCGGATGCGTCGTCGCCGTAGAAATCACGAATCTCTTTGCACCATGCCTCCTCTCCCTCTTTCGTCCACTCTTTACCCAAACGCAGGCAGATGCGGCGGTAGAGGCCGTCTGAAACGGCCTCGTCGAAAGTAATGCGGTGGATGGAGTACGGCTTTTTGCCCGCACGAATGTCGGTAATCAGCTCGTTGAACGGATTGTCCACACCGTCATGGGTAGAGATGATGTGTACTTGCCCGCCCCACATCAGCAATGCCATTGCCGCTTTGAGCAGCTCGCCGAGCTGCTCATGGAACGCCGCCTCGTCAATGATGACGCGCCCCTGCTTACCGCGAAGGTTTGAGGGGCGGCTGGACAGGGCGGTAACACGCCAGCCGGAGGCAAAACGGATGACGAAGGCGAGGACGGATTTTTTGTCGTCACCCTCGACGAACACCTCCTCGGTCTCTTCGATTTCTCCCGCCGCCAAACCGTAGAATTTCGCCCAGTTGGCACAGTCGCGGATGAATTCGATGGCCATGTCTTTGTTATAGCCGATGTACCATGCGTCCATGCCTTTAGCGGATGCGGCCAGCAAGGCGGTATCGGCAGCTTCTCCCCAGCTCAAACCGATACGGCGTGATTTTTCGCACAGCTTGACCGGCGAAGTATCGGCGCACCAGCGCTGCTGATAAGGCAGCAGCGCCATCGGGGTGCGGTCTTCGATTTTATTTTCAGGCGACATCATCGATACCTAGAATTTGCTTTCTAATCATTCGGCATGTTGATTGGGAAATTTTGATATTCCTACTCAAAGGATGGCGTCTGCCACGACTGGGAGGAAGTTTGTTTTTAAGTCTGATACAGGTAATCATGACGCAATCCCCAAGATCTGTTTACGGATGGCTTCGGCCGCTTCGTCGGACAAACCACCTTTTCTAGCCTGTTTGGCTACATCATCGGCAGCAGCGGCCACTTTGGCTTTGACCTTGGCCTGATACTCTTTCAGGCGAGTGCTGGCTGATGTTAGAGTAGCGATATTTTTGGCCGCTTTCGCAACCATGCTAAACCTGTCTACAGCCGATAAGTCTTCCATTTCACCAATTTCCAACATGGCTTCAAATAATTCGGACTGCACCATTGCAACCAATGCTTCGGAGCGGGTATCACCTTCATCGGCTGCGCCTTCGGCAATCAGTCGCGCGGCTTCGGTGCTGGATTTGATGGCAGTAAAACGACGTTGCACTTTTTGGCCGTAGCGGTGGGCGGCTGAGCGGCTGATTTCATAGCCTTGGTCTTGCAGCCATTCGACAATGGCTTGGTAGTCTGAAAAACCGTTTTCTACCAGCTTCCGTTCAAATTCATGTCGGACGGCTTCGGGGAGTTTTTCAATGCTGCTGCGTTGCGCCATGCCTAGCTCCATACTTTCTCAGGCCGTGCAATACCGGCACGGCACTCCACCGTATATTCGGCAATATCGACACCTAAACTGGTCAAGTCGGCAAACCACAGGCCGTGCGGGGCTTTATTGAGGTCTACCATTTTGCGGTCAGCCAGATAATCAAGTTGTTGGCGTAGCTCCAGTGCGGTGGTTTGCGGGTAAATCGCGTTCATAATGTCCAACAGGAAGGTTTCGCTGGTAGTGTGCGGGCGGGCTTTATTAAGGGTGTTGATGATGTTCCAACGCATCCCTTCACGGCGTTGTTTGGCAATCAATTCTTGGCTAATCATTTCTTTACGCTTTCCATTTTGTATATTTCGGTGAGTTTCTCGGCGACGTTGTCGAGCTTGGCTTCGAGTACGACCTGATTGCGGATGTAGTCTTCCCGCAAAACATAGGTCAGGGGCAGGCCGGCGTTGAATTCCGCCAGTTTGTTTTCCATGATTTCGACTTTGCCTTGCAGGCGTTCCTGCTGTTTTTGGCGTTCGTCCTGCTGCTCGCGGAATTGCGCCAGCAGCATTTTGCCGAAGGTAAAACAGATGCCGAGGAAGGAGAGAAGAAATCCGACCAACTGCCAAAACTCGATGTGGATAAACGTTTTTTCCATTAGGGATAACCCCTCTCGTAATATTCTTGACACAACACACAGCGCGTACAGCCTTGGACGGCTTTTTGCCTGGCTTCAGGTATCGGGCTGCCGCAATCTTCACAGTGGCTCAGGCTGACGGAATGTTGAGGTTTGGTTTGATGTTTGGATAAAGCCTCGCTCAAAAAGACGGCTTCGTATTCGGCGGCTTGGTCGGCAAAATCAGTCATCTTTCAGACGGCCTTTCGAATACCACGCCTGCCAGCCGGAGATTTGCACTTCCAGCTTTTGGCAGTATTCGCCATAGCGGATAACGTGGTTTAAAAGTTGTTCGGGTGAGCCGCCGGTCGGACGCTCGGGGCGTTCGTATTTGACCAGCAGCCCGGAAGATACGGGCGGCAAAACAGCCGCCTCCACGGTTTTAATCGGTGTATCCGAAGGCGCGTTTGTAGAGGTGCAGGCTGTTAGGGCCGATACCGTTAAAGCTGCTGCCGTCTTTATCCACTGCTGCACGGGTTTGCTCCTGTAAGGTGTTGCGGGATTTCTCCAATTCGGCCTGTGCCTCGGCCAACTCTTTGCTTTGTCGTTGCGATAAGTCATACCAATGTTGCTTTTCAGCCGCCGCTGCAGCCAGCTTCACGCCGTATTCCTGCTCGGCAGCCAAACGTTGCGCCGTATGGGTCAGCTGCATCTGCGTCGTCTCCGCCGTGCAGGTATGTTTGGCACGGACGTAGCCTGCACCATATGTGCCGCCCAGTAATACGGCGGCGAGCAATGCGGCCGGCCATGCCTTAATCACCGTCCACATTTCCGCCTCCTTCGCGCCGCTCGATTTCCGCTACTTGCGGAATGACTGACAGGCCGCGCTTAATCAGGGCATAACCGCCGACCATTGCGCCGTATGCCCACCAAAGCCATTCGGGGGCATCGGCTGTCTGCATAAATTTGAAGGTCATCGTGCCGGCGGCAACATTGGCCCAGAGTTTGGTGTGGCTGATATTTCCCGTGGCCGGATTGGAGACCAAGCCGGAAAGCCATTTGAAGAATCTCATTTTTATTTCCGTCGTATGGGTCGGCCGGCTGAAAAACACCTTTTGGGTTAGGCAATCGTTTTTCAGACGGCCTGAAATTTAATCGGTATTGTCCGCTGCTGCGTGAATCAGGTTTTGCGCCACACGGCGTACCCAACCCTTGCCGAAAGACGTGAACGTGCCGAGCTTGGTATAGAAGACCAGACGCTCGGCGTTGAAACGGAGCAGGAGGTCATTTTCAGGAAGTGAATTGATGGCTTTGAGACTGATTTCGCCGATAACGCCGTCGTCCGGCACGCCTGCGGCGCGTTGCAGCATACGGGCGGCATTGCCGTAGCCGTGGTTGATGCAGGCATCGAAGAATTGGAAAGCGACCGCTTCGGGCATTTGGTCGGCGTGGTAACGCTCCCAAAATGCCTTGCGGTAAATACCGATGGCCTGCTCGCGCGTCATGGCGCGCATGGAGCCGTTAAAGCCGTTTGCCATTGCGGTACGCTTGGTGATGCCCCAGTTGGTTTCGCCGCCGGGGTCTTGAGGGTGGTTGACGTAACCGCCCTCGTGGGAGAGGACGCGTTCGATGAATTGGGTGAATTTGTCTGACATGGGAAAATCCCTGTATTGAGTTGGAAATCAATACAGGGATTGTAGGAAAGGCCGTCTGAGGGGGCTTTTAATGCGAGTTAAAACTTAAATGTAACAAAAGGATTGAGGTGCGATACCGTTTGGCAAAATATCTGCCAAATCTTTTTGTCGATTATATTTCTTTACTTTGCCTACTTTAATGGCATGTGCAATGTCTTTACCTTCAAAATAAGCTTCAAAGAAATCGGCACTGATGCCGGAAAACTCTGCCGTTCTTTCCCATAAATGGATAGGAGACTCTGATATTAATTCTGCAATTTCAAACTCACCAACTACTTTTCCTATAGGTAAAGTGGCATATATCACTACTTTTTTAACTGCTTTGTTTTTGGGTAAAACCCGACGAAATTCAAATTTTTTCTCGCCACTAAGAATTTTTTCGGCATACTCGGGTTTAATAGATAACAAAACTTTCATTGACTTGACCTAATCTCAAAATATGATATGCCTGCAGGTGGGTAAGTGGCATAAAACCAAAATATTCACCTTTACTTAAACCAACCTGCTCAAGTAAATCTTTTCTTATGATTCGCTTGGGTAAGGCAATATTATACGAGAATCTCAATATATGCGGATACTTTCTTACCTGCCAAAATCGTTGTAACTCTTCTTGAGAGAAAACGCTATAAGGGGCACAGTATTTCTCAAATTCAGCATAGCTATCAAACGAATTAATGTGTCGATATTCTTCAACGACACATACCGAACTTATCAAGGCACGATAATAAGCCCTTCCCGGTTCATCAGTAGTTCGGTAGATAAATAAGACATCTCCACGTTTTAATTTTTCAATTCCACCCATATTAGTTAAATACACTTTATGGATACTGTTTGTTGGCGAAACGTCTTGAATAATAGAAGTATCTTCGGTTCTTAGTATTGAATCCGGAAGTAATCGTGTGTGCCATTCAGGGTAGATTGACAGTAAATAAATCTGAGGTTGATAAGTAGTATCCCCCCTAAAATTCACAAGAGGATAGTTTTTATTGGTATTTTCCACACCGTTATATATCAGATTAAAGCGTCGAGTTAAAACCAGTTCCGTTCCATTGGCCGTTACCTTTTCCGCCTCTCTCCAAAAACCATATCGTTCAAATAATGCAATTAAAGAGGCATGTTCAGAAAAAACAGTAACATAAATATCATTGAACCTGTATGTAATCGCATAGTCGAAGATTTTTTTTATAAACCGCTCCCCAAGTTTAGTTCCGTGAGCATTGATTTTGAACGTCCCTACTTTCAACCAGCCACTACTGAAGTTGGTGGATAATACCGGAATACAATCATCAATAACTTGGGGTTCTGCTTTCAAATATAGAAAACCATCAATCAGACCACGGTCGCCATAAAACACATAAGCATATTCTCCTGCTTTTCTTCGAAACCAATCTGAAAATTCACAATAAGATGATTTCAAAGAATCGAAAAAAGGGTCGTCCAGATTTACATCAGCAAAACGTTTGTATTGTAAGTTTTCCATCTTTCTCTTCCTGTTTCTATTACAGCTATTCTGGTTTTAGTTCAGGTCTTTTGATACCTGCACTACCTGCCCGATGATTTGAATATCGGGGTGTTCCGCCAGTGCCAAGGGCATAGGCGGATAGGTTGCGTTGTCGGAAATCAAGAGCAGGCTGCCGTCAATTTGGCGTTGGATACGTTTGACCCATAACACATCGCTGCTGCAATTCCTATATAGATAGTAATTATTCATACTGTCTAAAATTCTCAATATCAAAACTTGGACACCAATCTATATTTTGTTTTACTGCCAATGCGGCAATTTGTTCATTCCAATTTCCTAAGTAGGTTTCTTTTTCAATCCTATGGTGACGGAAATTAATACAAGGCATCACAAATTTCTTTGCAGAGGATGTTTCTTTTTTCTTTCCGGCTAGATCAAGACTGATTTCAAAAGTTGGTCTTGATCCATGCCATAGAAAAATGTCGTCTGAAACAAAGCAACAGTGGCTTTTAGGGTTGGGACAAGACTGTGATTTTTGATAGCAGTCTAAAACCCCTAACAAATCATAAATACTGCCACTATGGATTCGGCCATTGATGTAAATCTGTTTGCCATTCCAATTTTCAATATAATTCAAAAATACCCCAGCCATCCCAGCCTGTTCTGCTGTTTTATCGAAAGCGCAGCAATAGATGGTTTCTTTTTCAATCTCAAGATTCTCAAATATTTTGGCACTTCTTGCCCAAAGTAATGCTGCTTGAAAATTTTTACTGTTGGATTTGACGAATGTTACAACCAGTAGATATTGCTTTGACAAGGCAAATGGATTGATATGTTCTTTTTGGCACAATTCGAATTGATCCATTTTATCCATTACTCACTTTACCAAGCGCAGTTTGGGCTTTTTTCTCTGCACCTTTTGCCACACTGAGAATGACAAATTTACCGTTATCGCTGGCTTGGCGGTAATACCCTAATAACTCTGACTCTTCCTTACTAATTTCAGAATTTTCAGACGGCCTAATTTCCTGTTCTGCAGCAAACAGACTGCTCACATCTATTCCCATATTCAAAAAAGAGAGCAATACGTCTCCACTAGGCATAAATACGCCACGTTCGTATTTACCCCATGTTTCACGCTCAATACCTGCTTTTTCAGCAGCTTGCGCTTGGGTTAACCCTAAAAACTTTCTTTTTTCTTTCAAACGATTACCAAAAAGAGATTTAGAAATCACAAAATAATCCTTGCAAAAGAGATTTTAAAATCTCATAATTCACGCATCAGTAATGCACTAATCAATTACTAGTGCATAAACAGTTCACTATTTTATCACAATGGGAAAGGGCTATCTATGGCTATAACTATTGAAAAATTAAAAGAAAATTTTGCTAAAAACGGCCAGACGCTGGCGCAGTGGGCAAGAGAGAACGGCTTTAAGCCACGCGATGTGTATCTGGTGGTCGGCGGACAGCGCAAAGGCAATTACGGCAAGGGGCATGAAATTGCCAAGAAGCTGGGACTGAAATAAGGAGGATGCGGATGGCGACGAGTAAAAAGGCGCAACGGTTGTTGCGGGTGTTTTTGGCGATGGATGCACATCCAATAGTCGGTATCAGCAATAAGGAGCTTTCAGACGGCCTGGGCATTCCACCCGCTTCGGCGAGCCGGGATTTGGAAGACCTGATGGCGGCCGGACTGGTGGTACGGCTGGACAACGGCAACTATGCCTACAGCGTGCGGACGCTGCAAATTGCGGAACGCTTCCGGCAGCAGCAGGAAAGGCTGACGGCGAAGCTGAAAGAGATACACGACCGCACCAGCAATGTCTGGTAATCCAAAATGGACGCCAGCGTCCATTTTGAAACGACAGAAAAGGAAAAAACATGGGAACAGAAATTTTAGGGCACACGGTTGATGTTTCGTCTGCCGAATTCGGAGAAGTCGAAATTACCGAAGGCTATGGCAACAAACGGCATAACGGCGAAATCGTCCGCAACGGCCGACATGCCTACGGCCACAGCGACCGCTGGGCGCACTACCGCATCACGATGCCTCATGCCATCACCAATGACCAGGCCGATCTGCTGCGGCACACCCTGAGTGCATTTGCACCGGCACGCTGCGTTTTAGCCGCACTCGATTACCAACATGCCGCCTTAAGGCACAACGGCCGCGCCTTGCGCGACGGCAAATTCAACAGAGGAACCGCATAAAGGAACTGACAGATGGCAAATTTAACCGAAACCAACCGCTGGGAAGCGGGCATCTACCAGTTGGAAACCTCCGACCCCGTGATGGGCGGCCCCAACGGCATCGACAACCGCGCACCGCGCGAACTGGCCAACCGTACCCTGTGGCTAAAAACCGAACTGGCCAAAGCCGTTGCCCAGATTGGCGCAAATAAAACCGAGGCGGCGCAGGCTTACGCCTTAAAAACCGGCCAAATCACCGCAGGTGCAGGCCTGACGGGCGGCGGCACGCTGGCGGCCAACCGCACCATCTCCCTGGGGCAGCCTGCCGACCTGACCGAAACCAGCGAGAGCGTGGCCGTCAGCGATACCCACAGCCACAAATTGCCCCGAGCCTCATCTACCGCGCGCGGCATAGTCAGAGTGGCCAATACGCTGACCGGCACGGCGACGGATGATGCCTTGTCGGCCGCGATGGGCAAAAAACTGGCCGATGAAAAGCTGGGCAACAGCGGCGACCAAACCATTACCGACGGCACATTGACCGTCGGTCGAGCGAACACGTGGAATAAAATTATCATGCCGTCCGGACGGGGTAATTGGATATTGGAAACCAATCCAACTGCCGCCGAAAACGTGGCTGACAGTATCCGTTTCAACTTCAAATTCGAGGAGCCTGGGAAAAAGATAAAAGCACTGCGCTTTCATGCCATTGGTACGGATGGTGAAACTGTAGCCTACCAAAGCTGGGTAATGGCAAAAGCAGCGGCAACAGCTGCAGTCAAGGCAGATGCCAAAAGGCTGACCGACGAAGACCTCAACAGCATCACTTTCCCCGGCATCTACGGGCAAAGACTAAACGTCAATGCCACAGCGGAGCGCAATTACCCTACGAAAAAGGCAGGCAGCCTGTTGAGTATGCCGTCTGCGTATAACAGTGATACCGACATCGCCTCGCATCAGATTTATATCCCGTTTGATGCCGATGAGATATGGCGGCGCGGCAAGGACTACAGCGGCAACTGGACAGCGTGGGCGAAAATCACCGTATCGCCCGCAGAGCTGACTGCTGCTGTCGAATCGTCCGTGCCATCAGGTGCGGTGATGCACTTTGCCATGCAGTCCGCACCCACAGGCTGGCTGAAGGCCGACGGTTCGGCAGTTTCGCGCACACAGTATCCCGCCCTGTTTGCGGCCATCGGCACGACGTTCGGCGTAGGCGACGGCCGCACCACCTTCAACCTGCCCGACCTGCGCGGTGAGTTTGTGCGCGGCTGGGACGACGGGCGCGCCATAGACCCGGGACGCGCATTTGGGTCGGCGCAAGGCGACGCCATCCGCAACATCACGGGTTCGATCGACACAGGCGGCAACGGCGGACATCAACTCTTTGACGAGGCTACCGCCACGGGCGCACTGGCTATCAGCCAGCGGCGGTGGAAGGCATGGACCAGCGATACCCAAGACGGCAGAAACAACCCGGCAGCATTTGACTTCGACGCCTCCCGCGTCGTCCCCACCGCCGCCGAAAACCGCCCGCGCAATATCGCGCTGTTGGCCTGCATTAAAATCTAAGGAGGCAGTATGGATAAATCAACAGGCCGTCTGAAGGAAGTGGCAGCCTACGCCAAATCCGTCGGCATTGCCGCCGACCAACTGGTTAACGCCGTCTTGGGCGGCCGGCCGTCTGAAACCCTGTCCGTCCGCGCCTACCGGCTGGGCGTGTTGGGCGGCGATACACGCTGGCGGCGCGTGGTTTGGATCATCAATAAGCTGTTTTGGTGGCAAAAAAACCATTGCCGGGGCGCATACGCCGCCGCCGTCAACCGATGCTTATACAAAAACAAAAGCCCTGCCGACGTATGGCAGGGCGGAATCAACAAACGATAAAACGGCTGCGCGGCGGTGTTGTCCTCACCGTGCTCCGCGCCAGCCTCAGCAGCGATAGCCTGCATCAGCCTTTTTTACCGTCCCCTGCAGGGGAGGCGGATTTTACCACCGCTGATACAAGGAGCTGCAAAAAATGAAACACCGTTGCAAAAACTGTAACAAACTATTGGCCATAGGCACAGGAAAATTCGAAATCAGATGCCCGCGCTGCAAAGCCGTAAATACCATCTGTTCTTTGACAACCCGCAACACCCCCAAACCAGATAACCATTCAGAGCACCGAGAGTGCCGTTTTACCTTCGATATTCAGGAGACAAAATGACACAAAAACCCCAACCCTTGGTGCCTTGGATGGGCGGCAAACGCAGACTGGCAAAACACCTTATCCCCATGTTCCCCGAGCACTCCTGCTATGTCGAGCTGTTCGCAGGAGGAGCAGCACTGTTTTTCTTACGGCCGCAACCAGCCAAGTGCGAAGTCCTCAACGACATCGACGGTCAACTCATTAACCTTTACCGCGTAGTACAACACCATTTCGACGAATTTGTCCGGCAGTTTGATTGGATATTGACCAGCCGAGAAGTTTTTGCCCGGCTGCAATCCGTTCCCCCGGAGAGCATGACCGACATCCAGCGAGCCGCCCGTTTCTTTTACTTGCAGCACACCGCCTTTGGCGGAAAGACTGTTCATCAACATTTTGGTACGACCACCACCTCAAAAGCATGGGATGCCTCTCAAATCAGAGCAAAGCTAACAGCGGCGCGAAACCGCCTAAGCGGGGTATTTATCGAGAATGAGCAGTGGGAGCGTTGTTTCAAGCGATACGACCGCGAGCACACCTTCTTCTACGCCGATCCACCGTATTGGCAGACTGCAGGCTACGACCGTGCTTTTGATTGGGCGCAGTATCAACTGCTGGCCAAAGTAATGAGTGAGAGTAAAGGAAAAATCATGTTGTCCATTAACGACCATCCGGACATCAGGAACTTGTTCAAAGACTTCCGCATTGCCCAGTTTGAACTGGCCTATTCCATCGGCAGGAGCAAAACCGGCAAGACAAGCGGCGAGCTGGCCATATGCAATTGGTAAATAAAAAAGCGACGGCAACGTCGCTTTTATAAAAAAGTGAAAAAAGATTGCAGATAGTGCAACAAAAAACAAAACGGATTTTCTCAAGAATCAGCGCAGTTTTTCGCAGGCCGCTTCAGATTTTAAAAGTTTTCAGTACCGTTAATATGGTTTGTTGGTTGGCAAATTGCTTACTATGATTTATCCGGTGATGATGAAATCCACTGATATTCAACGCGGCAAAACTACTCAAGCTATCCGTATATGCTATGTTGTTAGGCATAATTTCTTGCGATAACAGGAAATAGGTTTTCTTTTTAGCATTGTTCCTTATGATCAAATAAATCTTATCATCCTCTTTGATGGGTGCGTCTATTTTCAGATAACCTTTCGCCATCTAGCCATAAATGCTTTCCCTGACTGAAACCAAAGCTGCCAACGCCGAAGCGGCATTTACTGTTTCGGGCAGGTCGGCAGCCTCAAACGCCGTTTCCACTTCCGCCATCAGCCGTTCCGCTTTTTCCAGCAGTGCTTCGTAGGAGGATTCGCCGCGTTTGATGGCGAGCAGTTCGTCGCGGTTGGGGCGGCGCGGGCGGATTTCGCCGTGGCGGGCGATGTCTAGGGCGGTTTCGAGCAGGCGGAAGGTGTGCATCATGTTTTTGGCGTCGTAGCCCTGTCCGTGTGCCTGCGTGCCTCGGTAGCGCGCTTCGTTGCGCTCTGCCAGCCATTGCTGGTAAGACGCGTATTCGCGGCAGTAGCTGCTGTATCCGTCTTGGTTGAAGGAGAGGTAGGCAAGTGGGGTTTCGCCTTCGGGAACGGAGCTGAGGGAGAGGTTGGTGGCTTCGGGTTTGAGCGCGATGCCGTGGTAGCCGCGCGTGCCGTCGGGGTCGTAAAACAGGGCGTAGAGTTCGCGGGCGTGGGCGATTTTGACCAAACCGACGCGCCGCTGCTCCATTCCGCGTTGCGAAAGCCAGTGTCGCAGCGGCACGGTTTGCGCGCCTTCTACGATGTGGCAGAAATCAAGTACGCTTTTCTTTTCAGACGACATCGGATTGCTGATTTTCTTGTTCAGCCCGCGTGCTTTTTTGATTTGTCCGTAGGCGTATCCCGCGAAACTTTGGCGGCAGGCTTTGGACACAAACCATTCGGTTTTGAACGCGTCCATCAGCGGCGAACGGTAGCGCACGCAGTCGGGCGGCGAGGCGAGCAGTTCCAGCGTGTTCGGGTTGCTTTGCAGCAAAAGCTCGATAAACCGCCCCAGTTCGTAATACACGATGTCGTTGGTTTCGTTGCTGATTTGCGGGATGTATTCCATGCCGTAAAACATCGATTTGGGCAGGTAAAACACGCCTTTGATGTCGGTATCGGATTCGGGCGTCGCCAAACCGTAGGCGCGGCTGCCGGAAACGGCTTCGAGCAGAAGCAGGTTTTGTGTGTGCAAATCTTCGATGGTAAGCATTTTCAGACGACCTTTTGTGAGGTGGTTGGGCATTGAAAAGCATCCTGCACTTTCAGGCTGCTTTTGGTGCATGTCGGATTTGGTAATCCGACTTGCTGTTTTTCAGACGGCCGGAAAAAGGGAAATGGCTGCCTGAAAACGTGCCGGCCATACCTGCCCGCTGCCCCTGCCTAAATGGTTTCGGCAATTATTCAATAGGTATCGGGTAGGTCGGGCAAACCTAACGCCATATTCAAATTGACGAATGCGCCGCGTTCTTTGCAGGTCATGATGTGTGTTGTATCTGCATTTTTGGCGTATAAGATGTATTCGGGTTTACCGATAGCGCTGATTTTGCTGGCTATATAGGACGCATCGCCGTTGCGCAGATGGATTTCGATGACTTCGCCGCGTTGGTTGTTGTCCCAAAGTGGTGTCGAATAGACTTGGTAAACTCGGTTTGTCGGCTGCTCGAACGCCAATTCGGGGCGGGCAAGGCTTTTGCCGAAGCGATAGCGGATTTTGTCGCCGTGCTGTTGGATGCGGACTTGTTTGCCGTTGCCGAATCGGCAATAAAACAAGGTGTCTTGGTTAGTGGGGGCGGCGAAGGCGGTGCCGGACAGGAATAATGCGGAAATTAGTAATATTTTGATGTTCAT